TTGAGATTGAGAACCGACAACTTAATCAAGATTTCGCCAACTGGCCGGAATTGGTAGCCAGCTGGCATAACTACGCAACGGAGCTGTTATGACGCTACGCAAACAAGCCAAAGACCGCGGCTGCACGGTTCGCATCCCTGGGGTGTGCAACTTTAATAGCGCCAGCACCGTGCTTGCTCACATACGTCTTGTAGGGGTTAGCGGTATCGGCATGAAATCGCCGGATCTCCTTGGAGCCTGGTGCTGTTCTAGCTGCCATGACGAGGTAGACGGCAGGACGCATAAGAGCGGCATGACACGCGATGAGCTGCGCCTGGCCCATTACGACGGAATGGCGCGAACTATCGTGCAACTAGAGAAAGAGGGGCTGATATGAGCTTTATGGTAGATACGCCGTATGTCACGGCTTACGTCCGAAACGAATTCCTATATGACCAAGAGCAGGGCCACGGCGACTTCACGCTGGCCACCGTCCTAGGCTTCAGAGCCGAGCCAATGCGCGTCCCCATGTTTAGCGTCATGCTTGAGTGTGGTGCTATGTGGGCCAGGATGCCGATACACGCGATCTGCTCCAAGCCCTGCGACCCGTTGCCACTCGACATCTGTGTGTGGTGGGACAGCTTTAGCCGGTTCTGCGAAGTGCGCGAAATGCAGTTCCTGCGTAACCACCGCGTTAAGGCGATCGGGCGAGATGGCGTCCAGCGTCCTGGCGTGTACCAGTTTTCGGTGTTCTGGGCCAACGGTGGATGGTCAGAAATCCCTGATCAAAGTAAAGACCATCACATCATCGCGTTAGATTCCGGTCAATGGATCGCATACCCAAACAATCGCCTGTTGTGGGTAGATCCGTCGCATATTCGAGGGGAAGTTCCTCGAGGCTGGAAGTCACCCTCGAGCAATTACAGCGTGGAGGCTTTGCCATGAGATGGATCATCGACCTATGGCGTAAACTCAAGGCTAACCGTGACCGTGAATGGCGCTCTGTGCCATATCCAAATTGGCGCTGTTCACGCGGAGGGCGGGATATATGGTGAAAGACGATATAAGCCCGCCGGGGGCGTGGAAAGAGGAGATGGAGCGCATCCCTTGGGGGTACGGTCAGAAACAGGGCGACAGGCTTGCTAATGCGTTTGTAGCGATGCGGCGCATGGGGCTACACGATGAAGCCACGCTGCTGGAGTTAGAGATTAAAACGCTGCGTAACGAGATTGAATACTTGTTGAGCCGTTGACGGGTCGTCTAATGGCAGGACACAGGGTTTTGATCCCTGTTATCTAGGTTCGAGTCCTAGCCCGTCAGCCATATACAGCGCGCGCTCATCCTGGCGTCGCTTGACCAGGCCAGGCAGCACCCGCCCGCCTGCCTTTGTCCACTTCATAAACTCGTCGGCGGCTTCTTCAAACTCACCGCGGTTGTGCTTCATGCGAAGCCCAGACCTTTGAAGATTCCCCAGGCCCACGTTGAAAGAGAAGGAAACGAGGCTGTCGAACCGGCCTTGATGATTAACAGCAGAAGGGCAAAGTCGGGCCACGCCGCGCTCAAACCGCGCAAGGTCTTGAGCAAGGATAGCGTCCACCTCGTCCATCGTGAGGCTGCGATCCCAGCCCTCGGGTATCTGTAGATTTCGGCGTTTCTCAAACGGCACCTTGGCGTGGTTGGGGTCTATGACATGGCCGACCCCCACGCTCCAGATTAACGCCGGACATTGGTACGGGCGGGTTCGGACACCCTCATGGCATTTCACAAGTTTAATAAGATCAGGGCTTACTTTCATATCTGCAATTTTCAAAATGCCAGCGGTACATTGCACCATCACCGCCAGTTACCCCACATTTAGGGCAAGCCACTCTTGACCTTGAAACCCCTTTTAGTTTGCTTGGCTTGCCTTTCAATGCAGTAGATAATTTTTTTTTGTGACTGTCCGAAAATACAATCTTTTTACCAAACATCGGATTCTTGCTACCAAGTTTGGCAATAGATATGTTTTTACGGTAAGCCTCTGGCCTTTCCTTGCCTTTTGGATTTGGAGGAATACCACCGCCAACACAAGTATTCCACCCCATGTTTTCAAATGGACGAAGCATTTTTTCTAAAAACCGCGCAAGATCTTCATCAAGATCCGACGCAATAACATCAACACATATCTCGTCGCCATACTTTTTAATAGCGTTTGATAAATGATTGCGGCGAGTCTTTGCAGCGTTTTTGTGTTGGTAAAACCTAACAGCAGGGTTTACGCTGATTCCAACGTACCCTTCATCAAGCGCAAGGTTTGATCGTTCTCTAATGTGGTATACCGAAGTCACTTTTTGCCGAAAGCCTGCGTACCAAACCAAAACGCGATAATGCTGCTTAAAATCAGCATCTCGTCGTCGCTGAATACGTTTTCCATAGCGATCGCAAACGGGATGCCGGTGGTGTAGGCATACCAAACGCCCGCGATGTTCAGCGCGACCAGCTCCAGCACAAAGATGTAGGTCACAACCGGGCGCACCGAGGCGCGAAGGTTGATCATCCATTGGCTTGCGCCTTTGCCGATCTCAACATCGTGGCTATACAGCGCCTGACGTTCCTCGGCAGCCGTTTGCACCTGCACTTGCTCTAGTTTGATTTCTTCAACCCGTGCCTGCGCGATAAACCCGCGTTCTGCGAGGGCTAGTTCACGCTCCTTTTGGGCGGCAACAAGGGCAAGCTCATGCTTCTTGTCTTGGCGGTCTTGGAAAATTTGCAGGATCTTGGGCAAACCGCCCGCAAGGAATGACAGGAACGTGCTAACCATCGTCATCATTTGCTTGCCCTCACTACGTCATCGCCCTTGGTGACGGTCACATGATCGCCCTCAACGTCTACTCGCATGGGCTGCTCTTTGCGATCCAGCCGGTCTAGTTTGGCGATCAGCTCCTTAATGACCTCAAACTCGGGCTTTTCTTCCTTTTCTACCGTGCCTGCGATGCTGGCAAGCATGGAGATTAAGGCAGTCAGCGAAGCGCCTAGCAGCCCCATCACAGCTGCGATCTTGTCGCTATCCAGCGCAAGGCTAGATAACACACCAATCACCACGATCGCTGTAATATATTTTAAGCCGTCCTTGCCGATAGCCTTGCCCGCAACATCCTTGGCGCTGCTGTGCGCCTCTAGGCGCTGCAATTCGGCCTGTATCTGTACCTTTAGCAGTTGGATGTCGGTGGGTTCGGTCATTGCTGCAACGCCTGTAATAGCAACATTCCCATGCTGCCGAGCGCGCCAAGCAGGATGAGGATAATCGCGCCGCCAACTTTCAGCATGAGCTGCTCAAGGCGCTTCAGTCGCGCATGGATTGCTTCGTAACGCACCGTGCAAACGTCAATGTGGCTTGTCACGGTCGTCTCTAGCTCTTGCACCGTCGTCATTGCTTCGTTTCCTCTACCTTCGGCACTTGCAACTCCGCTTGCTCTTTAACCTTTACCAGCAACGGCCATGCGCCGCTGCTCGTTGGGAGTTGCCCCAGCACTTGCAGGATGGCGTTCACTTCCTCAACGGATAGTTCCAACTTAATCATTCTGCGCTCCACGGCAGCGGCTTGGTAACGGTCGGCGGGTTGACGAGCATATCCAACTCACGCGCTACGTTTGCCTCAACCTCGGCCTTATCCACGCCGTTCGCCCAAACCCAGCCCAGCACATCGGCTTCGGTCAGGTCGGGGTACGCCACGAAGTCATCGCCCGGTGAGGCAAAGCCCATGCTGCCGTAGTTGGATGCCGTTTTGTCGCCATCGCTGGCCGAGCAGCGGTAGGCAGCGGTTACCACAACGTCGGTGTAAGAGCCGTCTTGCGGCTTAACGATCATGCTTTCAATTTTCCAAGTAGCCATTTATTTAGCCTCCAGTTCAGCGACACGCGCTGCTAATTCTTGAATTGCCTTAACAAGCCGCGCTTCGGTCTTGCTCCAGCCGGTAATGGTCAACATACCGTCTTTGTTCTCACCAACAGAATCGGCATACACCTCTTGCATTTCCTGCGCGATAAAGCCGATTTGATGCCCGCCAGCCTTGTAATCAAACTCAACTGGACGTAACGCGCAGATGTTTGCCAACTGCGGCGGCAAGTCAACAATGTTTTCTTTTAGGCGAGCGTCTGACCAAGTTCCAAACGCGGCGGCATTTGCACCGTTTGCGTTAATTTGACCGCTAGTGACTGAATTATTGGCAATAGAAAATTGCACAAATATCTGTGACGTTGTGCTGTTATTGTCATATTTACCAATAACAATGGCGCGTTGCCCAACATCGCCACTACCTGTGCTAAAAAACCGTGCAACGTCTTTATTGTTAGCAGATTGCGAAACCTCCAATCTCCCATCGCCGCTGGTGGTTGTACCGATTAACGTATTACCCGCAAAGTAATTCTGCGCCGTCCCCGCTGCATAGAAGTTCCAGCGGTTAGAGCCAGAGGCGATGTTGCTGTAGAAGCCGTAGTTGTTGGTGGCGCCGGTGAGGGCGCTATCTGCAAAAAATCCATATTGGTTAGTTATGGATGATCCAGAGCCTTTGGTGCCTTGGTTTGCGTAAAAATGGAAAATTTCAGTTAATGTAAACGACGCTGCTTCGGTTGATGGCAGCGAAACGTAAGATGCCGCGCTAGCGGTAGACGAACTTGGGATTGTTCCAGTCGCTCTAAACTGCTGACTGTTTGATGACGAACTTGGCAACGTGCCAAGCACATGAACTTTTGCAAACGCACTCGCCGTCCCGCCGATCCCGACGTTGCCGGAGGAGTCAATACGCATCCGTTCGGAGCCATTGGTAAACACAATCCAAGGTCGTGTACCAGCAGCAACATGGTAGATCGCGGAATTGTTGGCGTTGATGTGGTAGTTGAGAGTGTCACCACTTGCCCATTCCACAGCAGCAAAATTTCCAGCCGTTCCAGTGTTGACCGTCAGTGCGGTAGATGAACTGGATTTGTTGGCCGTAGCCGTCCCAATACCGACGTTGCCCGACGTATCAACGGTGACCGCCGCGCTTGCTCCGGTGAATAACTGCAATCCGTTATAAGCGTTGTTGTCGTTGTTAATGCCGGTAAGGGTCGCGTAACCCGTGGCACGCTGAATTCGCAAACCTTCTTGCGCTGCCGTGCCGGGGCTTAACTGCGTGCCACCGCCCAAAACGGTTAAACGAATGCCACCAACAAGCGTGCTAGTGCCAATGCCTATATCGCCGTCCGTCTCTATCCTTGCCCTCTCGCTGCCTCCGGTGTAGAAGGTCATCGGGAGGTAGGATGCCGTTCCTGCTTGGTTAGATCGCACTTGAAATTCGGTTGACGTAACGCTTATATCGCCCCAAGAAACGTCTACCGGGTTAGATGAATTCCATACTGAAGCGCGAGCGGTTGTGCCAGAGCCGCTTGGCATCACCCCCAATACGGTTGTGGAGTTAGCGACTGAATTTTGAAAAAATAACCGATTAGCAGCCGTCGCATTGCTCATGTCGCCCGTGATGCGTTGGGCGGTGCCGGTGAAAGCAAGGTTGCCGGTGGTGATCGTGGCCGTACCCGCGTTCAGCGATGCCACAGAGGCGTTAGTAACGGTCAGCCCT